TTCAGTTGAGAATTGCCCTTTTGTAAAAGGTGAAAAAATTGGTATTTGTTCGGCAACTGACCCACTCCAAGAATGTGCTTTGACGCAGACGGGAGCTCAAAACTATCCGGTAATTACTGATATTACTATGGATGGTGGTTACGTTAAACTTACATTTGCTAATTTCCAAAATAGCAATAGTGGGACTGGATTAGCAGCAACTAGTAATGCCGGCACTACAAGTAGCTTTGTTCTTTTCTCTGCTGCTCTAGACCAAAGGCGAGTAGAAGCTGACGACACATCAACTGAATTAATCGCAAAGAGAACTTCATACCCCGCTACTTGTGAAATTGCTGATATGGAAATGGTTATTCAAAAAGTAAGTGTAGATCCAAGATATGAAGCCGGTATGATGAAGAAGATGAGGGATGGTGGAACTATTGAGATTGATATTCCTAGTGTAACCAATTACAAACATTCTCTATTATCAAGCAATCGTAATGCGACAATTAATATGCAAGTTTCGAATACAAGGGCAAAGTCTATGATTGTTATGCCGAGTGATGCGAAGGTATTAAATACTGCTGAATTAATTGGTGGTCTTCGTGCTTGTTATGATGAAGAGGTTAATACTATGGATGGTCGCCTCCATTCTATTCGTAGCGGTCAAGTTGGTATTATAGACCAGCTGACGCAGTATCAAATGTTAGTAGATGATAAACTTGTTCCATCTCGTCCTATTGTTGTATCAAAAATTAATAAGGGTGTGTCTATTGCGGCACAGCCTCTAATTGAGTTAGAAAAGGCACTTAATCAAGCCGGTATTGTTCCCCGATCATTTGTTGATTACAATAGAAATTTCTTGATTGGTCGTGCTTATGCTCTTAATGATGGTGTAGCAAATTTAAATAATAAGACAAATCAGTTACAGCTATTATATAATGAAACTGCTGCTGATGGTAGTGATAGAAGCCCGAGCCATAACAAGCTCCTCTACTGCTTTATGTTTCACCTTCGCAGAATTAGCATTAAGGGTGATTCAGTTATGGTTTCTCTCTAAATCAAAGATTGATAGGTCAATAATAGACCTATGACCTAAAATAGACCCATATAGAATTTATATCATATAGACTTATAATTGTAGTAAGGTCTAAAACTGACCCACTATTAAATATGTATTTTCTATGTATTTTTTTTAATTTTTTATTTGTTATTTATTTTATGTATAGTATAATATAAAATGAGTGTTTCAAAGAAGTATCTTTCCGTTCAGCCCAATAATGTTCCTTCTAATGGTAAGGTGTCTTTCGCCCGTGGTAATCCAATACTTACGATTACTCTTGGTCGCCAAGATGCTATGTTAGATTTAAGTTCTCTACGATTGAGTGGTGATTTAAATATATGGCGTGATGCTGCTGGGACACAGCACCCAACCGATGCTGCTGCCGATGAACTCCGTGGATCTCACAAGCTTGGTATTTATTCAGTAATAGATCAGCTTGTTTTTCGCCACGCAGAAACAAAACAAGTTATAGAACATATTAGACATTATGGACGATTTATGAGTTCTTATATGCCGGTGATGGCGGGTATGCAAGATGTATCGGGTCACCTTGGTGAAACTGCTTTAATCTATCCTAATTATCAAGCATATCGTGATAGTGTTATTCGCAACACAAGAGAATCTCCTTTTTGTATTCCACTCCCTTCGGGTCTAACTCTTGGAGCTGATAAACTCCCATTATCAAAAGTTCCTCTTGAGATAGAAATTCATTTAGCACCGGATTCCCAAGTATTTTATTCTAGTGATGCTACAACTGCTAATGTTGCTAATGCTTTCTATGAATTAAGTAATATTGAGGTTGCTTGTGAGGTTGAGTATGGTGTTCCGTCTCCCGATACTGGTATTTTATCATTTAATTCTATCACATCGTATTTCTCTACTCTCGAATCAACAAATAGTATTATCAACTTTAATCTTGGATTATCTAAAGTTCTAGCATCATTTGTGAATTTTGTTCCATCTAACTTTGTTAATAATCTCGCACAAGATGGTTTCCTTACTTACATGCCTACGAAAGCAGCGGCGGCAAATGGTACTGATGATGGAGCTGTTGCTGATTTAGAAACAATTTCCTTCCTCCGTAATGGTGAGCGTTTCCCATCCTCATTTGAGGTTTCGTCAGTTCGTAGTGCTTCTAATGAAACACCGGTGGTTGATTCTCAAGTTATTAAGGGTTTCTTATCTTCTATTATTCCCGAGCATCAGCACACAAGGACTACGGTTTCCCCACTCAATACCAACCGAAATTTCACCGCTACACAGAATGCTGTAACTGGTTATAGATTTATCCCCGATACTGGTGCTGCTTATGGTGTTGGTGTTCTCTATGATATGCTTGATAGTGAAGGTGTTGATTTCTCCAACGCCCAATTCTCTATTCAAATGACTAACGGATTAGATGACGGCAACCCGGTGTCGGCATATCTATTCATTAAGAGTAAGGTTGTTGTTGCTTGGTCGGGTTCTCAAGGAGTCCAAGTCGTAATGTAAGTATTTTTTCTATTAATTAATTTTTTTATTAAATTTATTTTTGTTTTTTTTATATTTAATATAATATAAAATGGATTCCAAAGCTGATATTTCAAGTGATCGCATCCCCGATCTTATTAAAGTTGGAGCTATTCCCTCTTCTTACGGACAGAAATTACACACAGATGTAATTGACCCAGTAACATTCTCGCAGAATCGTGTGCGATTCACACTTCAGCGTGTTGCGGGTTTCCTTCATTCCAACTCCAAGGTTACTCTTGCTGTAACTCCTCTCACAACTTCTACTGCTTTCTATCCTCTCAATATTGGTATTTCTAACCTTGTTAAGAATGCTGCTCTTCGTATTGGTAATCAAACTGTGTGCGAAGTTGATGATTACGACCAGTTCCACGCATATCAGTCTCTTTTCATTTCTAATGAAGATAATAAGGAGAGAGAGCAGTTCTTATCGCAGAGGTGTATAGCTCATAAACCGATATATGATGACCGCACGGCAAACACAACTGATAAGCCACCAAATTCAGCAAAGAAGGTTGGTTTAGATGTTGGACGAAATGCTAATGTTCCAGCTGCTGGTGGTGCCGGCACATTCCAGCTTCTACCTTTCCAACTTCACGATGCTACATCGGCGCAGACGATTGCTGATGCTCCCGTATATTCGGTTTACTTAAGCGACCTTTTCCCATTTATGAAATATAATCAGTTGCCTCTATTTATGATAGACCAAGAAGTTCATATTGATATTGAGTTCCAGCCCACTACTAGTTCTCTTGAGGCTGCGAGTCTATCTCGCCGTATGTGTGTTGCTAATAGTGATGCTGGTAGTAACCAAGTTGAGTATCAAATTAATCAAGATGAAGTAAAACTTATTTATGATTCTATTAGTTTCGATGGTGAAGTAATGGAGAAGTATAAGCAGCAGAATAAGACTTTAACATTTCAGTATGCTGATTACCGCCTAGCAAAGAGAACCGGAGACCAAGCAGCATTCGCCGACCTCACTTTCCAGCTTGGTGGTAATGGTCGCCTTGTATCAAAGGTTATTATGGGTCTTCAGCGTAATGAGAACTTCACACCAGTATCTCTCCTTAATGGTGTTACTGCGAAGGATGTTCCAGCGGCTGAATCACTATCGGTAAATCTCCTATATAATGATTTATTTGAGTTTAATGTTGATCGCAAGAATCCCGCTCTCCTTTTCCACACTACACATTCTGCGGAGGGTAAGGTTCCTATGGTTACACGTGATGAATACCAAACGAGTGGTGTAACGGCACTCACCGCTGAAACTATGGAGGGACACATACAGAGTAGTGGAGCAGTCGGTGTTGGTGGTCTTTTCCGCTGGACTGCGATTAGACCCAATAAGGGTCAGCGTGTAAATAACAAGGGTATGGACTTAACCTACAAGGCAACTGGCTTACCAGCTGATACTTACACTCTCCGTGTCTATCTTGAGATGCTGAAGGTTGCGAAGATTGAGGACGGACAATTTTCGTGTTATTTCGCTTAAATTTTTTTCTAAATTAAGATATAAATGTTATATTACTTGGCGATCATAAGAGAATATTTAGAGTGTGATAAATACAAAAAGTTATATGAAGAAGAGAAGCAAAAATATGAAGATTTAAAAACTTGGACTGAAAAACTAATTTCTTCAAATACTGAATTGCTAGATCAAGTGAAAGAAATAAATAATACAAAATTAGCAAAAGTAAATAAAGATAAAAATAAATAATCTACTTTTTTCTCGTTTTTTTTAGTTTAAAAATAATCTATCTTTATAGTATAAATATGAAGATAGATTCTAATAATGTTACTGAAGAAATACAAAAGGCAAGACCTAATGTGAAACCAAATACAGTAAAACAATATGAAGTTAATCTCAAGAAGCTACAAAAAATTTATGATACTGATAATTATGATTTTTTATCAAAGCCCGATGATGTAATGGATAAGATTAAAGACCTTCATTATTTAAGTCAAAGAAATATATTAAATGCGATTGTTGTTCTTTTAATGGCTCTTAACCATGATGAAAAGTATGATGAATTATTAACAACGTATGGAGAATTAAGGGATGAGCTAAATGATAAGTATAGTGACGAACAAAAGAGTGGAGTAATTAGTGATAAACAAAGTAAGAATTTCACCGATATAGAATCTATTTACAAAATGATAAATGATATGGCTGAAGATTTAAAGCCGATAAAAAAGAAAAGTAATGATGATATTACAAAGAAGGAGATGCAACTTTTACAAGCATATACATTATTTAATATTTATTCAAGAATGCCGATGCGTAATGATGTTGCTGGAATGATGGCTATTAATCAAGCAGCATATAAAAAGTTGAGTGATGATGAAAAGAAAGAAAACAATTATTTAATTGTACCATCAAAGGGTAATTTATATTTTGTATTAAATCAATACAAAACAAGCAAGAAATATAAAGAGTTAGATTTGCCGATAGAAGACAAGGATTTGAGAAAGATATTAAGATATTATCTTAAGATGAATGGTAATGGTGTTTTATTTAAGACATCAACTGGTAAGCCATTAACAAGAACCGAATTAAGTAAGGTGTTACTTAAATATTCTAAAAAATATATGGGTAAATCGATAAGCACAACATTATTAAGGAAAATTTATTTATCATCAAAATATGGTGATATGAAAAAGGAGTTAGAGAAAGATAATAAGGTAATGGGTCATAGCAAGGCAGTAGCATTAGATACATATGTTAAAAAAGCAAAAGATTAATGGGTCAGTTTTAGACCTTAATACAATTATAAGTCTATATGATATAAATTCTCTATGGGTCTATTTTAGGTCATAGGTCAGTTTTAGACCTATTACTTTTTAGCTTTTTTCTTTGCTATTACTCTTTGGAGTGCTGCTCCTTGTTTAACACCTTCAGCTTTAATTTTATCTTCTTTCTCTTTCCGGTTTTGTAGGGCATCTTTATAAGTCTATTAGATAAAAAAAATATATCTTATAAATTATAAAATGTTAGTTGATAAATCTCATTCAAAAAAGGATATAGTTACTTTGTTTAAAAAGCACGGAGTAATTATAGATGATAAATTAAGCAAGGGTAATATAATCAAAGATATAGATTTTTATATGAAAGATTTTAAATTTAATAATAATATTAATAATGAAACCGAATTAAAAGACTACTTAAAGAATATATCACCGAAACAAAGACCAAATACTCAAATAAAAAATCAAATAATGTTTAAGGCAAAAAAGATAATCAAGTGGGGTAAAAATGATTATATTTTTGATGGAGCAACATATTCAAATAGTGAAGATCCTTATAATGATATAATGTCTATTTATATGTGGGGTGATCTACCAAGTGTTAGGAGAGCTTGTAGAATGTATAACAATAGTATTTTTTGTAAGAATCATATAAATCCGGTAATTACTGCCGAAGTAGAGGAAGAATTAAACAATAATAAATTTATTAAACAACAAATAATGTATCGACTAACAATTAGAAGAGCAACAGAAGAAAACCCAATATTAGTTACTTTTGATTGATTAGACTTTTAAGATGAATTAGACAATGAGTGTTATATTCATCCATACCCATATCAAGACGCCAACAAAAAAGATTCAAGTTAATACCCCTTGGTAGAAGATCAATAATATCATCCATTCTTTCTCTTAATTGATCTTTTTGATATTCGGTTCTTTGGAACTGTGGTAGAGAATATCTTTTAGAATTTTTAAGTTCATTTCGTTTGCTTTCAAACTCAAGGGCGAGACGCTTGTAGTGATTACACAAGTCCTTATGTTCTTGGCTAAACATTATTTTTTGAGTTTTGTTTTGTTTTTCTTTTCTTTTTATATTAATCAATAATTATATTTTATTGTTTCTTTTTTTTCTATATATTCATATAGCGAATAATCTTTATATAGTTTGGGTCAATTTTAGACCTTGGGTCAATTATAAGTCTATATGGTATGAATTCTCTATGGGTCTATTTTAGGTCAAGGGTCAATTTTAGACCCATAGGTTAAATCTCAAAAATAAAATATATTATTGTATTATAAAATGAGTTTATTATTACATG